AGTATTTCTATAGGTTGTTATAGTTGTGCATTCTATTTTAGGTAAGTCTTTATCCATTCTGATCTTCTCTGCTAATTTCTAGTATTGATATTGTAGCACTTATAGCAGATGTATTAGAAGTTTCAAGAGCAATTGAGTCACTTTCTTCTAAGATAATAGGTCCTTTTGCAAGATTACAAATAGTAGGTCCAGTTATAGAAGCGTAAGAAACAACATAAGAAGTAGATGCAGAGTTATCAGTCACATGGGCTTTAACAGTTTTACTGCCTGATTGATTTGTTACTTGTATATTTTGAATAATTGCATTGGCATTACTTGGACAAGTATATGTTGTTACTGGTGATGTACCTGCTGGATCATAAAATGCGTTTTTATAAAAATTAGCCATTTAATATATATACTCCTTCAAATGATGCAGATACCCCTGCTGTTGCTGATGCAGAAGATGTAACTGCTCTACATTGTAAATCTGTTTTTTCTGTAAACACAATTGGATAATCAAAATCTAAAGTTAATTGATTTGATTGAACTGTTTGAATAACTGTTGTTCTAAATAGTGAAGTTGCTAAATCAGCATTTGGTCTAACATTTAATTTTACTGTTGTGTAAGTATTAGCAGAAGATAAGGCTACACTAAATATTAATTGATTCATATAAAAAGTATATCCAGCAGGTACTGTCCATAAAGCTAATTGTGTTTGATTACTTGTATCTAAATTTGCATAAATATTACCTGTAGGTACTCCACCTGATGCACCTGTTTGACCAATATAAATATCTCCTGCAGCAGTTCCACCTGAACCTACAGTTACCACAAAAGCTCTGACTACTCTTATCCAATTTAAACTAGCTCCTACTCTTACTTGAGTTTGACCATTTAAAGTTACTGTTTCTTCTTGTAATTCCCAATCAGCATTTAGTCCAAATACTTTAACAGTTCTTGCACCTGTTCCAGCACTAGTATCATTTGCATCAGTTGAACTTATATAAACTGCTTCCGCTGAAGTTGGGTAAACATAAATTCCACCTTGTGTCCAAATAGTTTCTTCCGTGTTGCTAATTGCAGGATTATCTCCAAATTTATAAAGAGCATTAACACCAGGTATCTTACCTGCTGCAACATCTAAACCAAAAGGTAGTTCTCTATTTAAATTATTACAACTCATTAACAACCAAACCTCATATTAAACCAAGTAAATCTTTCTAATTCTTTTCTAAGATCATCTTGATAAGAAAAATTTAATTCATTCTTGATAGTATCAACCGCACGAAGAATCTGTCTTTGGTTTTCAACATCATATTCTTCTTTTGGTTCTGGTATGTATGAAGTTATTCTAGCCATTATCTTCTTCCATCTGGTCTTACATCTACTCGTAAAGTTCCATAACGCCACGTTTCACCGGTGCCATCATTTTCAATTTTAATTGCAAGTAATCTTCCTCTCGCTCTAGTGTCCACCTTATCAGTAGATGATGTAATTGTAAATGGTCCTAATGGTGAGCTTGTTGCAGATTGACTTGGATAATCATTTAATAATAAAGTTACTTTTGAATTACCAGTTAATACTTTAAAATCAGGTATAAATCGTTTCATAGACATAATATATTCTCCATCACCGCTAAAGTCTGCCATTCCTGTTGATTGACCAGTAATATCTCTTCTTGCAGATATATCAAAATCTCCAGATTTAATATAAGCATTAATAGATGTGGTGCCTGATGAATTGATTTGATCGGTTCCGGTTTCATGGGCATAATAAGTTGATGCACCATATAAATTAGTTACACCTTGAATAGCAAAATTAGGTGTTCCTGTTCTATTATATTCTGTTGCATATGGTAAATCAAATACCCCTTGATCAGCGTATGTACTTCTTGCTAATGAAGAAGTGGTCCAACAATTTTCTCCATAGTTAAATGTAACACATCGATCAATTTGTTCTGAACCTGATTTTGGATAGAACCAATTAATTTCATTATATAAAGAATTGTGTTCTGCATAAACTACTTCTGCAGAATTATAATTAATACCTAAATTATTTCCAGTTGTAGTAAATACAAAATCTTCTACTAAACATGGTATGGCTTTTACTGTACCATCAAACATGAAGAATCCACCTTCACCGGACATCCAAAACACAACACCATTAGAATAACTCAATGCATGTTGACCAATCAATCCACAGTTGGTGCCAACTTGTTTTACAGAAAATGTAAATGGTGGACCCACATATTGGATAACATATGCAGAACTATCTGTTAATACTAATGTATAATCTTTACCAGATACCGCTCCCATAATTTTATTACCTTTGTCTACTCTAAATGTACCTGCAGTATTAGTCGCTGTAGGTTGATAAGTATTATAATCTTCTTGATTTGAAAATCTTATAAACATTGGATCAACACTTGTTGGATCACCAATCGTTGTTTCAGTTCCAAAATGAAATAAATGTCTATCTCTATCGGATACTTGCGTCAGTCTTGTTTTAGTTGGTGCACCAGACATTATGGTTGCTCTAATTGTTCTTGGATTAGATACTCCAGGATTCCATGTAAAAGTTCTTCCATCAAAAATAGTTGCAATTAATATTTGTCCAAAGTTATCAAGACTCCAGTTGCCTGGATCCAGAACTACATTACTTGTTGAACGCTCCGTGCCCCATGCTTCTTCACCCCATAAATACGTTCCCCAACCAAAACCTCCTGTTTGAAATACAGGTCCAACAATTACATATGGAAGTATCTCTGCTGAACCAGTTCCAGAAGTAGTGGCTGCAGAATTAGTTGGCATAATAATTTCAAAAGTATTAGATGTGACATTAGCAATTTCAAAAGTATTGTTTGTAAAATCTGTTGTAGCATATCCAGAACCTGTCGGTACCGTCACAGTATCAAATGTAACATATCTTCCGTTTGATAAACCATGTGAAGTTTTATTAACAGTTACTGTTGGTGAACCGGTTGAAGCATCAAAATCAGCTCCTGTAATAGCTGTATCTAATGGAGTAATGTCATAAAAGTCATCTCCGTAATATAAAAACAATCCTTGTGACGTACCTATTGCTGCATATTGTTCACCTGCTATAGATGCCCAAGTATGTTGTGCTCTTGCAGATCCTGGAAGTGTTTTATATTGAATCGTTAATTGATTCCAACCACCTATTTTTTCAGGTAGTCCATATCTAAATCTAACAAAATCACCATCTACCCATTGAGACTCGGCTCCGGAATCAGTGACCATTTTGTTAAAACCAGGCTTGAAATTTAATTTTTGTAGCATATAGTGCCCTTATATATTAGTTTTTTATAAAATAAAAGATACAAAAATATGTCTTGCAACTGTAAAATATATCTTTTAGATGTAATATTAATACTTTTATGAAAGAGATAAAATAATATGTTTCAATGTATTGATTATGAAGTAGATGAAACAACAATAAATGAGATAACAAAAATAATAGATTCTCATCAAGGAATTGATGTTTCTGACACACAATGTACAGAAAATGGTTTTCAAAGCGATAATATATTAAATTTATTTTCAGATAAAATTCTTAAAAAAATAATTCCTATAAATAATTTACATAAACGAATATTTCATATTCATTATATAAAATATAATAAAGGTGGTTATCAAACAGAACATTTTCATGAAAATGATGAATATAGTTTTATATTGTATTTAAATGATTCAGATGGAAATACAGTTTTAAGGAATCCAGTAAACAAAAAATTTACTCCTAAAAAGGGAAAAATAATTGTTTTTAATGGAAAAATAGTTCATTATGGTGAACCTTCTTTTAAAGGAAAAATAGTTTTAGTAGGATCTATAAAACCAGAGAAAATAGAAAAAATAAATAAAGAAAAAACTTTTAAAATAGAAAATTTTATAGGGATATATGATAATTATATTACCGAAGATGAATGTAATAAAGCAATAAAACTTTTTGAAGAACAAAATAAATTTAAACAAACTTTAGATAGAAAAACATTTGAAAATGCTCCGGTAGATGAAAAAAAAGATCTGCAATATTTTTCAGGTAGTAATAATTTAAATGTATGGTGGTCTGAATTAAAATCTTTAATATTTAATTTTGATCAAGCCTTTAAACATTATATTAAAGAAACAGGTGCTGAAGGTGCTTATGACAATAATGAATTTCATTATACTCAATTAAAACTTCAAAAAACTTTACCCACAGAAGGATATCACATTTGGCATATAGAACACAATAAAGGCTTTTATAATGAACCTAGAGCTTTTGCATATTCTATATATTTAAATGATATAGAAGAAGGTGGAGAAACAGAGTTTTTACATTTTTCTAAAAGAGTAAAACCTAAAACAGGTAGAATAGTAATTTGGCCAGCAGCATTTCCATATCTCCACAGAGGGAATCCACCATTATTAGGTGAAAAATATATTTTAACTTCTTGGATGATGTTACGATGATTAGTTTTATAACTAAAAATAATAAATTAAATGAAGTTAAAAATAGTTTAACTATTACCTATCCTAGAACAGTAAATATAATATACGGAAATTACCCATATCCTCATGTAATTCATAATCTAATATTGGATATAAAAAATAATTTAGACTATGAAATGGAAAACTATACTAATGTAAAAGGAGGAATGACTAAATGGAATCATTTTTTAGAAAATGATAATTTTAAAGGTTTTATTGCTTATTTAATAAACACTCATCAAAATACTCATCCAGATATTTTTAAATATTTTTTAGAAAAAAACCTTGTTGAAAATGCTTGGGGTAATGAAATAAAAAAAGGAGATAGTTTACTTTATCACAGACATCCATGTTTACATGGTATACTGTATTTAACAAAAGGATGTGATTTAATTCTTCCTGAATTAAATTTACAAATAACTCCAGAACCTGGAGATTACTACATATTTCCTCATGAAATATTACATGGATTTGATAAAAGTGAAGAAGAAAATAACAGATATTGTTTAGTATTTAATATTATACAAAAGCATAATAAATTTAATTTTGAAAAGAAATTAGCTAGTGTAGGATGTAGGTCTTGAACCTAATCTTGCAATTTTTTCAGCTTCAGTTTCTGTAGAAACACCATTTTCATCTACTAGGTTATCTGAATCCCAATCAGCTTGTAATTGAGCTAAATGATTTGAATCCCATCTATTAATAAATTGACTAATATCTCCTAAACCAGATTCTACATAAGAACTATGAGGAGTTTCATCTCTGTATTCTACTTCATCTGAAGTAGGAGTAGTACCATATTGAATAGCCCAAATATTTGAAAATTTAGAATCATTCCAAAAAGCGTCATCATTAATCTCATATCCAATACCTTGTGAAGCACCTTCTGCATAATTTTTTATAATTTTTTTATCTTCAAATATAATTGTCCAATTTGCTCTAGTTGCCATTTTGTCTCCTAAGTTTTAATTATGTACATTACTGTTAAATATGGTTGAACAACAGAAGTTGCATTACCTGCAAAATTTCCACTAAAGTTTGCACTCATGTTGTGTGCGTGACCGCCACCAGAACCAGCAGCTCCTGTATTACCTTGATTAACCCTGCTTCCTACTGAAGGGTTAGGCGCTGTTTGTAATAATTGGGCTATTCCACCTGAGTGAGAGTGAGAAGCAAGTTGTGCTGTTGATAAAGTAGCATTTGCTGTTGAACCTGCAACGTTTCCTGAAATGTTTCCGCCTGAAGTTACAGTATTTGCTCCACCAGTTGATCCAATTGTTTTATTATTAGATTTACCAACTGCAACGTTATCTTGTAAATTAGGAACGTTAAAAGTTGTTGAACCATCACCAGATCCATAAGTAGTTCCAACAATACCGAATAAAGTTGCGTAAGTTGATCTTGATACAGCTTGACCATTACATTCTAAAAATCCTGAAGGGACAGATGCTGTACTCCAAGGTACAATAGTTGCTGTTGGAATACCTTCAATACCTGAAAGGTTTGCACCATCAAAATCGTATCTAGTTGCTTCGTAGTTTGCCATCTATTATTTCTCCTTATACGTCCAGCCAGTTGTTGCATCACCAGAATAAACTAATGTGAAACCAGCACCTTGTGTATTAATAACTAGGTCAGCTGCACTGTTTGCTATATTAGAACCATTTCTTCCAATAGTCAATGCATTGACATTAAAATCATATCCTTGGTCAATTACAGATACTTCATCTCCTGCACTTGGTGATGCAGGTAAAGTTAAAGTAAATGCTCCACCATTTGTATTTGCTAAAATTTGTGCACCAGCTTGAACTGTTTCAGCTCCAGTGATTGCTCTCCATACTTTTTCTTCAGAACCTTTATATACATTTGTTCCATCTGACCACAATTGATAAGTATGTCCTTCACATAAAAGAACGCCTGTACCAGAAGTAGTTTTAAAAGTTAAAGTGAAACCTGCATGATCGCAAGCATCTTGTACTGTGTAAGTTTTTTCTATTGAATCTGGAATAGTAACATTAACGTTTGCAGCAAGTGTACCCGTTAATTTAATAACTTCGTTCTTACCATTGGATAATGCACCATTTGTAAATGTTAAAGCTCTACTAGCGTTAGTTACGTTGAACGCATCATAACCACCAATAGCTTGTTCAAGAATTAATAAATTTGTATTTGTAATCTGTCCCCAAGTTCCTGAGTTTTCACCAGTTG